TCAAAAATTGTTTCTCCCTTTAGTGGTCTTTACAGAGTTACTAAAGTTAAAAACAATATTTCTAGCAATACGTTTACACAGACATTGTCTTTATTAAGAAGAAAAAATCAAGCAGAGGGCGCCGTTAGTCAAAATAATGGTGCATTTGTTCAAGGTGATCTGACACAGTCGCTTAATGATGCATTAGTGTCATTACAAAAAGCCGGAGAATCTCTCAATCTTGTAGATCCTGCAACTATTGCAGCGGCACAAGCAAAACTTGAAGAAGCTCTACCGATTATACAAGACTTAGGGTCAAATTTAGAAGCAGCTAAAGACGCTCTTAATTCAGGACTATTAGCAGACTTAAAAGCAGCTAGTGACACAATTACTGGTCAGTTTAATGATGCATTAACTAACGCAACTTCTCTTAATATTAATGCAGCATTAGAACAAGCTACATCGTCAGCCACCTCTGCACTTGCTAACGCTCAAACAGAGTTAAGTAACATAGGAAGTCGATTGCAAAATGCAGTAAATCAAATTCCTGATATAAACGATATTAGACTCCAAGGACCGTTTTAATGAGCAATACGTCAATAAGATCTAGAAACTATAACCTCCCCGGCGGACCAGGTCCGTTTGAAGCAATTGTAGTAAGTCATCTTGATACGCAATATATGGGTAGGTTGCAGGTTGAATTATTAAAGCAATCAAGTTCAGGTAATCAGCCAGAGCGTTCCGGACAAACTATTGAAGCAAGATATTTAAATCCTTTTTACGGCGTTACACCACTAGCATCTATTAGTAACAACGATGGATATGAATTTTCTCAAAAAAGTTACGGAATGTGGGCAATCCCACCAGACGTTGGTACACGGGTAATTGTTATATTAGTTGAAGGAAAAATTAGTTCGGCTTTTTGGATAGGCTGTGTCCAAGATGAGTATATGAATTTTATGCTTCCGGGAAATGCTGCTACTGAAAATACTACTAATTTTGGATCAAAAGTTCCTACATCAGAATATAACAAAAGATTAGCAGATCCTAATATTCAAGATCCTACAAAATTTCCTAAACCAGTGCATACTGAGTTTGCAAGAAGATTATCACAACAAGGATTAGGCAACGATGACATTAGGGGATTAACAACTTCTAGTGCTAGGCGAGAAGTGCCAAGTATGGTCTTTGGCTGGAGTACTCCAGGGCCTTTAGACAAACGTGAAAATGCTCCAAAAGGAGTTGTCGGTGTTGCTGATGCTAGAACACAAAGATTTATTAATAGATTAGGTGGATCTAGTTTTGTAATGGATGACGGCGATGACAAACTTATTCGTAAAGGTCCACCAGAAAGTTCTCCACAAGAATATGTGAATAAAGAAGCAGGTGATGAAGGCGGCGATCCTACACTTCCTGCTAATGAACTTATCCGATTGCGAACACGTACAGGACATCAAATCTTAATGCATAATACAGAAGATTTGATTTACATTTCAAATGCTAGAGGTACTAGTTGGATTGAAATGTCGAGTAATGGTAAACTTGACATATATGCCGCCGATAGTGTAAGTGTCCACTCTCAACAAGATTTAAATTTTACAGCTGATAGAGATATTAATTTAATGGCTGGTAAAAATATTAATACTATTGCAGGTTTAGATTATAAATTATCAGCTGGCGCATCGATTAGCAATATTGCTGTTAAAAATATATCTAATAATGCAGGAGATACAATATCAGAAGCGGCAGGCAATGTTATTGCAAATTATGCAGAAGGTGCAGCAAGTTATATTTCAGGCGATACTACAGATATCTTAGCTGGCGCTAATTTAGCACTAGGATCACCGTCGACTGTTGGTATAGAAGGTCACGGATCAGTAAAAATTACTACTGATGGTGATTTTCATATGAAAGCACTAGGCAACGGATTATGGTGGACAGCTTCTGAAACTAGTATTAAATCTGATTTAGCATTAAAAGTTACTAGTGGCAACGTTATTGCAATTAAAGCAACAGGAAATCTAAACACTAAATCAGCAGCAACAAATATTGCAGCAGACGGTATTATTAAAATAAAAGGTAGTGCCGCAGAACTTCAACCAGGCGGTGCATTACCAGAACCTGTTGAAGCAGGCGAAGCAACAATACCAGCAGCTCCTAATCCACAAGTTCCTACTCCGGCACTTAGAGCAGCACCGATATCACGTATTCCACAACATGAGCCTTGGTATGAACACGAAAACTTAAATCCGTTAGAATATGCTCCGGATAAAACTCGTGCTAATACATCACAAACTGAAAGCTATCCGCCTCGTGTTCCTGACACGTTTAATAAAAGCGGTATGAGAACAAATACTAGTGGTGGAAGAAATATTACAGGGACAACAGGGACAGCTACAAATGGTCGTTATACTCCAGCAGCCGGCGGCGCCCCGTCATATGCACCAGAAACATTAGAAGAAAAGAAAAATGTTTCAAGACGATTCTGCGACGAATTAAGAAGATTAGGATGGTCGGATAAGTCAGACGAATTCTTCTTTGCGGCTGTTGCGTGTGCGCATACAGAAAGTGCTCTTGGATTAGTTGAAGAAAGCTCATACGGCGGAACATCAAATGGTAGAATTAGAGATATTTTTAGTTCAACAAAATCTCTAAGTGATTCAGAGCTAACAACTCTTAAAGCAGATAAGTTTAATTTCTTTGAATACGTATACGGCAAAGATGTGCCGACTGGACGTAATTTAGGTAATCAATATACAAATGATGGCGGCAATTATATTGGTAGAGGATTGATACAGCTAACAGGCCGCGGAAATTATCAAAGATACGGAAAGTTAGCAGGTTTAATAGACGAAGATAAAGTAGATTCAACTCTTAATCCGTTCGGTGTAACAGTACTTGACGAACCCGGTTTGCTAAACACTGATGTACCTACAGCATGTGCTGTTGCAGCCGCTTACCTCGTTGAAAGATATAGAGATCGAAGCCGAGGAATTTTAGGTAATATGCGTTATTGCATTGCAGGTTCTGAAAAAGGATTTGAAATCGGAATCGGAAAAGATCAAGCATTTTTTGATACATTAGACGAAAGTTGGATTAGAAATGTTGCTGCTAGAAATTACAATGGTGTAGAAGTCCCAGCAAACTTTCCTAACATTACACTTGCTGAAAATGAAAGATTTGTTAGTTATGCTACAGACGACGAAGGAAACTATGTTTCGTATACAGTAGAACGTACTGGCACAGATGAAGAAGGTTTCGATTATACTGAAACTGCAGTAATTGAATTATAGGAGAAACTAATGGGACAGATTGTAATACCAAGTAGCCCTGCAATTAATCCAGGCACTAATTTTAATACAGAAGCACTAAACGGTACCGCTGTTCGATACGGAGACGATTTACCTCAATTAGAAGGCGACTTTCCTGGAGGTCCGGGCGCACCATATGATGGTGCTACTATACAATATACTAATCCGGGCCCATTGCCGGAAGGTCCAGGATATGAAAGATTAGATGCAGTGCTAACCAATGTAACCCAGCAAGCAGCTAACGGTGAATGGAAAGAACAAGGCAAACCGGGTAATCCTAGAATCTTAGAATGTACTAGAGTTGCTGGAGGTGTACAAGATGGAGCAGACCAGAGAAAAGACCATCATATGTGGTGCGCGGCATTTGTTTCTTGGGCATTAGACACAGCTGGAATTCAAGCTATTAAAAGTATGTCAAGTCAAGCCTGGAGAGGTTATGGATCAGAAGTTGATTGGCGCACATTAGAAAAAATCCGAAAATGGGATGTCGTTGTACTTAAATCTAGAACCAGAGCAGGCGGACATATTGGATTTGTAGCCGGCATTAAAAATGGAAGAATACAAACACTCGGCGGCAATCAGTCAGATAATGTAACTATCGGAGACTATAGCATTGAGGGCAACAGTTTATATGTAATTAATGTTAGACGAAATTGGACAATACCAGAAGAGTTTGATGTACCACTTGGCGCTGTAGATAGTGCCGGTGTAGACCTTAGAGAAACCTAAGGTAAATATAGTATGAGCACTTTAGAAAAAAATTTATATAAACGAGTATCTGTTCAAGAGAATCAAACGGCTAAACAACCACCTGCTAGTAAGGCTTATAGAGGCATTAGTACTGTAGACACTAGTGACGGTTTTACAAAGTATGATATTGCATTGATTAAACAAGATATCGTAAATCACTTTCATATTCGTCAAGGTGAAAAATTAGAAAATCCAGAATTTGGAACAATTATTTGGGACGTTTTATACGAACCAATGACAGAGCAATTAAAAACAGCAATTGCTAACAATGTTACAGAAATTGTTAACTACGACCCCAGAGTGCAAGTAGAAAATGTTACAGTTGATTCGTATGAAACTGGAATACAAATTGAATTAGATTTATCATACTTACCATACAATATTTCAGAATCCATGCGTTTGTCGTTTGATGAAAATAATGGCTTAATATAGTAAGAATTAAGTGCGCACTTATCTAAATCAAATAAATATATTAAACAGAGGAAAGCGCAATGTCATCAACAGATAGACAAAATAGATTATTGCTTGCAGAAGATTGGAAACGTGTATATCAGTCTTTCCGTAATGCAGATTTTCAAAGTTATGACTTCGACAACTTACGTCGAACAATGATTAATTACCTTAGGGAAAATTACCCTGAAGATTTTAACGACTATGTTGAATCAAGTGAATATCTAGCGTTAATTGATCTAATTGCTTTCCTTGGTCAAAACATTAGTTTCCGTATTGATTTAAACGCTCGTGAAAATTATCTTGAATTAGCCGAACGTAGAGAAAGTATTTTGCGTTTAGCACGTATGCTTTCGTATAATCCTAAGCGTAATATCGGTGCAAACGGACTATTAAAATTTGATAGTGTTAGTACAACAGAAGAAATTATTGATAGTAACGGATTTAATCTTTCAGGACAACCAGTTGTATGGAATGATCCTAGTAACTTAGATTGGTACGAACAATTTGTTTCAATTTTAAATGCTGCGTTGCCCGTAAACGGCACAATCGGTAGACCAAATAAAAAAGATACAGTCGCTGGTGTTCCAACACACCAATATAGATTTAATTCATTAAACACTGACGTTCCAAAATATAGTTTTAATAAAGCTGTAGAAGGTAAATCTTTAGGTTTTGAAATTGTATCAACAGATGTTGACGACGGCAATATTAATGAAGAAATACCTCTATTAGGTAATAGCATGGGGTTTTTATATAGAGATGATGGTAAAGGCCCTGCAAGTTCTAATTCAGGATTCTTTGCATTGTTTAAACAAGGTGCATTATCGTCAGGAGAGTTTTCTGTTAAAAATCCTACAGCAAATCAAGTAATTGAAGTTGATGCTCGTGATATTAACAATTCCGATGTGTGGTTATACAAATTAGATAGCCAAGGCAGAGAGACTCAATTTTGGACTAAGGTAGATTCTGTTGAAGGAAATAACATTATCTATAATAGTTTGTCTAAAAGTATTAGAAACGTTTATAGTGTGTTAACTAGAACAGAAGATCGTATTGGATTAATATTCAGTGACGGTGTTTTTGGAAACCTACCGCAAGGCAATTTTAGAACATATTATAGAACAAGCGCAAATAGACGAGTAATTATTAAACCATCAGATTTATTTGGTATTAATATTAAAGTTCCGTATCTTGGTAGAAAAGGTACTAGTGAAACATTAACAATTACACTAGGACTAAAATACACAGTTGACAACGGTGCACCGAGCGAATCTAATAATAGTATTAAACAAAATGCTCCGGCAACATATTATACACAGAATAGAATGATTACCGGAGAAGATTATAATATTTCTCCGTTAGGAATAAGTCAAGATATTATTAAAGCAAAATCAGTTAACAGAGTTGCTAGTGGAATTAGCAGATATTATGATTTATTAGATGCAACTGGAAAGTACAGTAAAACTAACTTATTTGCAACCGACGGAATTTTATATAGAGAACCGTTAACGTTAAAAACAGAATTTACTTTTGCAACACAAACAGATATTGAAGGAGCAATTGAAAATATAATTGAACCTATTCTTAAAGACAAAAAAGTCCTTAATTATTATCTAACTAACTTTCCAAAAAACTTAGTTGGTGATCTAAATGCTACTTGGGAGCAAACTACAACAGATACAAATATGTCAACTGGCTATTTGGTAGATAGTGAAGGTGATAGATATCCATTAGGTACATTTACAGCAAATTCTTTGAAATTGTTTGAACCGGGTACACTATGTAAGTTTTCAGCACCTGACGGATATTATTTTAAAAAGGACGGAACATTAGTTCAAGGACCTGATAATGTTCTAGGAACATCATTGTATAAATGGTCTAAAGTAGTTTCGGTATCAGGCTCTGGACAAGATGACGGACCAAATGGTCTAGGTGCAATTACGTTTAATGATATAATTGGCGCAGCACCTGCTGACGATTCTACAGCAAAACCAAAGTTAGTACAAATTATTCCTAAATTAGCAAATGCGTTAATTAGCGATGTAAGATCTCAAATTATTGCAAATGCGTTTGCATATAATGTTTTTGGTTTACGTTACGATGTTACAACTCGTTCATGGAGATTAATTACATCAACGAATTTAAACTTAACTGACTCGTTTAGTTTAGGTAAATCGGGCGATATTAGTAATCAACAATTAGATGCAAGTTGGCTGTTATTATTTCAAACTGACGGCGAAAAGTATACACTAACATATAGAGCATTGCGCTATGTGTTCGAAAGTGATGAAGAAATTAAATTTTATTATGATGCAGCAGATAGAATATATGATAATCAAAGCGGAAGCATTGTTAAAGATAGAATAGATGTTTTGTCAATTAACCCTAAAAATGGTGGTCTAACTGAGGCATTTGTAAATGACTTTACATGGGAAATTGTTGAAGAATACAGAGATACTGAAGGTTATATAGATTCTAAAAAAATACAAATTAGTTTCTTTGATAACGACGATGACGGTGTAGTTGATAATCCTGAAATTTTTGATGATGTAATTAATCCATCCAACGTTGACGATGATTACAAATATATTTTCCAAGAAAAATACAATACAGACGAAAACTTAGAAGATTTTAAATATGTTTCTAACGAAACACTTAATGTAACTTTTAAAGATAATACAACACAATCAGTATCACTAAGTTTACTCGATGCCGGCGATTTAGTTTATTACAAAGAACAAAACATCTTTAAAAAGTATGATAGTACAATTGATGACTTAGTGTTGACAACAGATTATAAAGCATTTGTTGGTAGAGATAACCTTAAGTTTCATTACATTCATGCCGCAGATAGCAATTCAAGAATTGATCCTAGTAGCACAAATATTATGGATACGTATCTGTTGACAAAAGGTTATGATATTAGTTATCGTCAATGGTTACAAGGAACACTTACTGAAAAACCATTGCCACCAAGTAGCGATGCACTTTATAGAAATTATGGACAAGAACTAGATAAAATAAAGTCAATAAGTGACGAAATTATCTATCATCCAGTTAAGTACAAAGTGTTATTTGGAAATAAAGCAGATTCAAATGTTCAAGCAACATTTAAGATTGTTAAAAATACTGGTCAAGTATTAAATGATAATGATATCAAGGCAAGAGTTATTGAAGCAATTAATCAATATTTTGCACTAGATAATTGGGATTTTGGCGATACTTTTTACTTCTCAGAACTTAGTACATTTATAATGAACAGGTTGTCTCCTGATATTGTTACAGTAGTAATTGTACCAGTACAAACAACACAAAGTTTTGGAAGTTTATACGAAATTAATGCAGAAGCAGACGAAATATTTATTAGCGGTGCTACTGTAGATAATATAGAAATTATTGATGCTATCACAGCATCACGACTACGTTCCTCTGGAAATATAATTACATCAGTTGATAATAATAATTCCGGAATACAAAGTTCATACGATTAGGTTAAGAGAGATTATTTGAATGGCTTACGATAAAGATCAAGAAGAATTTGCATTACCTGCGGGCGACGACAGCGGTAGTCGTAAAAGTGCAGAACTTTTACCACGCTATTTCAGAACTCAAGCTAATAAAAAGTTCTTAGCAAGCACATTAGATCAAATCTTGCAACCAGGTGTTGCAGAAAAGGTATCAGGTTACTTAGGTCGAACTGTTGCACCAGCGTATAAAATAGGCGACAACTATGTTGAAGACGTTAGTAAGGAACGTAGTGATTATCAATTAGAACCTAGTGTAGTTATTAAAGACTCTTTACAAAATACAACATTCTATAAAGATTATAATGACTATATTAATCAACTTAATGCCTTTGGCTCATCTGTTGATAATCACGATGTATTAAATAGCCAAGAGACGTATTCTTGGAACCCGCACATTGATTGGGATAAATTTACAAACTTCCGTGAATACTATTGGCTACCTAACGGTCCACAAACAGTAGATGTGTTTGGACAAACTGAAGAAGTAGAAAGTACCTTAGTTGTTGGGTCAGTTGATAACTTAGATAATAAAGGTTATGTTTTTAGTTCCGAAGGGGCTGAACAAAATCCAACAATTATTTTGTATAGAGGTCAAAAGTATCGTTTCGAAATTGAAACACAAGGACTTCCATTTACGATTAAAACTAAGAGAACATTAGATGAAGCATTTCTATTTAATGACAACGTTAGTGATCAAGCCATTGATGTAGGAGTTATTGAAATTGAAATTACTAACAATACTCCTGATGAACTATTTTATGTTTCAGAAAACGATATTAATTCAAGTGGACAGATATTAATTAAAGACATCGAAGAAAACAGTAGTATTAATGTTGAAAAAGAAATTATTAATAGAAGACAATATACTACAGGAAACGGATACCCTTTAACAAACGGAATGAAAATTCGATTTGTTGGTAATGTTACTCCTGAAAAATATGCAACTGGAGAATATTACGTTGAAGGCGTAGGAAAAGAAATTATATTAATTGAAGAAAAGCAATTAGAAATTCCTGCAACTTATTCACAAGACGTATTATTACCATTTGACTCTAACGGATTTGATAGAGTTCCATTTGGTAATGCAAGTTCTTACGCCGGCGAAAAAGATTATATTGTTATTAATAGAGGTTCACTAGACGGTAATCCTTGGACACGATACAATCGTTGGTTCCACAAAGATGTAATTGAAACAAGTGCTAAATTAAATGATCAACCTGTAACAGTAGATCAAGATTCTAGAGCACGTAGACCTATTATAGAATTTGAAGCAGGCTTAAAACTTTATAAATTTGGTTCTAAAACAAAAACTAATGTAGATTTAGTTGATACATTTACTAAAGATGTATTTTCTCAAGTTAACGGACAAATAGGTTATAATATTGACGGTGTTAGTATAACTGACGGAATGCGTATATTGTTCACAGCTGATACTGATATACTAGTAAGAAATAAAATATACCAAGCTAAATTTATTACACATAACAATGTTAGACAAATTGCACTTATTGAAACAGACGATACTGATCCATTAGAAAATGAAACAGTATTAGTAACAAAAGGTGATTCTTATAAAGGGCAAATGTTCTATTATCTAGACGATAACTGGGCATTAGCACAGGAAAAAACAGGTCTAAATATATCTCCAAAGTTTGATATATTTGACGAGGATGGAGTATCTTACGGAAACACTTCGAGATATGAAGCAACCACATTTAACGGAAATAAAGTTTTTAGTTATAAAATTGGTAATGGCGCTAATGATGTTGAATTAGGATTTCCTTTAAGTTATCGAAATATTGAAAATGTCGGAGACATCGTTTTTGATTTTAACTTGTTGTCAGAAAGCATGTCATATCAAATTACTAATACTTTGTATTCTAAAAATACCGACATTGGATATTTAAAAGTTTTTAAAGAAAGAGATGTTTTTGAATATACTAATTCTTGGACAAAAGCAAAAAAACTTAGTTCACAACGTGTTTACAGACAGTACAGTGTTGAAGAAGGTTCGTCAGTAAATGACTTTGCTGTTGATGTATACCAAAACAGTTCAGAACTTACTGATTTAAATGTAAAAGTATTTGTTAACAATTCCTTAAAGTTAGAAAATAATGATTTCGAAATTGTAAAAATTAATCAAAATGCTGTTATTCGTTTTGTTAATGACCTTAAAGAAGGTGATGTTCTAGTTTTAAAAACTAAATCAAAAGCTACTAAACTTAGCAATGTTGGATATTATGAATTTCCACATAACTTAGAGCGTAACCCGCAAAATGATAATATTACTGAATTCACACTTGGCGAAGTAAATGACCATGTACTAAGTATCGTTACAGAATTAGAAACATTTAATGGTACATTCCCTGGACCAGGAAACCTAAGAGACTTAGGCAGAATAAGCCATCTTGGACAAAAATTTGTTCAACACAGTGGCCCTATCAATATGCCACTTTATCATATTACTAATAAAGAAGGTAATATTGTTAAAGCACTAAAGTATTCTAGAAAAGAGTATGCAAAGTTTAAAAGACAGTTTTTACAGGTAGCATATAATTTAGGTTATGACGGTCCTGTAAAACAGCACGTTGATAATATCTTAACAGAGCTAGTAAAAGACAAAACAAATGTTATGCCTTTTTACTTCTCAGATATGTTAGCATTTGGTGCTACAAAAAATTACAGTTATACAGTCACTGATTCGGGTAATGAGTTTTATGCATTATCACAAGCATTTAATTTAAATACACTAGGACCTAAATCGGTACTAGTTTATAAAAACGGAATACAGTTAACCCACGGTAAAGATTACACGTTTAATGACGACGGCTTTTGTGTTATTACAATTGAAAAACAGCTCGGCGATGAAATTACATTATACGAATACGAATCAACTGATGGATCATTTATTCCACCAACGCCTACAAAATTAGGTTTATATCCGAAATATATACCAACAATATATGTAGACAATACATATAAAGAACCTAAAACAGTAATTCAAGGACACGACGGAAGCATTACTCTTGCATACGACGATTACAGAGACGAATTAATTTTAGAATTAGAACGTAGAATATTTAATAATATTAAACAAACATACAATCCTGATATTTTAAATATTCATGATTACGTAGGCGGTCAGTATAGAGATACACGTTTTACTAAAAACGTTATTGATAATGCAATGACTTCAGACTTTGTACAATGGAATCAGCGTATTGGGTCACCTGACTTTACGCTTCCTGATTTTTATGATAGTACTGATTCGTTTACTTACAACTACAAGTACATGACAGATCCAGCTGGTAATTCTTTACCAGGATTTTGGAGAGCTGTTTACAAATATGCATATGACACAGACCGTCCGCATACACATCCTTGGGAAATGTTAGGCTTTACTATTAAGCCAGACTGGTGGGAAGAACAATACGGACCTGCACCATATACAAGTAACAATTTAATACTTTGGAAAGATTTGCAAGACGGCAATATTAGAGTTCCGGCAACACCTTTACAAGTTAATCCTAAATATAAAAGACCGTCTCTGTTGAATCACTTACCAGTTGACGAAAGCGGAAACTTGTTAAGTCCTTTAGAGTCTAATTATGCTCAAGGATATGTTCAAGCAAATACAAAAAATTCATACACATTTGGTGACGAAACTCCTACAGAAACTGCCTGGAGAAAAAGTTCTGAGTATCCATTTAGTTTAATTACATCTTGGGTATTAAATCAACCGTCGAAAGTTTTTGGGTTAGGGTTTGATATTAGTAGAATTAAACGAAACCTAGCAGGACAATTTGTATATAGCGAAACCAATAAATTAATTCATCTTGCGAAACTTGTATTTCCAAATACAAGTAAAGAAAAAACAAGATCATTAACATCAGGATTAATAAACTATGTTTCTAATTATTTAACAGCTGATGTAACAATTAGTTATGACAAATATAAACAAGATCTTACATCATTGCAAAATCAACTTGGTGCAAAATTAGCAGGATTTACTGATAAGTCTAAATTTAATTTAATACTTGATAGTAGAAGTCCGTTAAATGAAGGCAATGTTTTTGTTCCAGACGAAAATTACAAAATTTTACTTAATACAAGTTCTGCTACAGAGGTAGCTACATACAGCGGAGTAATTGTAGAAAAACAATCAGGCGGCTTTGTTGTTAGAGGTTACGATTCAACAGATCCAACATTCAAATATTATAAAACAATTGCACTAAACACTGATATATTAGTTAATGTCGGCGGCATCACTGAAAGTTTTGTTGAGTGGACATCAGGACAACAATATGTTGCCGGAGCAAATATTTTATATAACAGTAGTTACTACAGGTGCAAAAATTCACATGTTTCGTCTACTAATTTTGAACAAGATAATTTTGCAAAATTGCCTGAACTTCCGATTGTTGGAGGACAAAATGCATTTTTCCGTAAAACGTTTGAAGGTTCATTAACTACTATCCCTTATGGATATTTGTTTACAACAATTCAAGATGTTGTTGATTTCCTAATAGGTTATGGTAAAGCATTATCAGATACAGGATTTGTTTTTGATAACTTTAATAATGAAACAGGCGTAGTTGAAAATTGGAAATTAAGTGCTAGAGAATTTCTATTTTGGACTACACAGAATTGGAGTGCAGGAACATTAATATCTTTAAGTCCAGCTGCTTCAAGATTAAAATTTGCAAAAGACTACGCTGTTGTTGATAACATTTTTGATAACTTTTATGATTATACATTACTAAAAGCCGACGGACAAAAACTTAGAGAAGAATATGCTTCAATTGGCCGCGATAACGGAAATGAATTTACAATAGAAACAAAAAATACCGCAGACGGAATTTATCATATTAAATTACCGTTAGTGCAAAAAGAACACATTGTGGTAATAGATAATAGAACTGTATTTGGTGATGTTATATATGATCCAGAGCCAGGATATAGACAAGACAGAATAAAAGTTCAAGGATATAAGTCCGACGGATGGTTTGGTGGACTAAACATTCCTGGATTTATTTACGACGATGTTTCTGTTACAATATGGGAGCCTTGGAAAGACTATACAATTGGCTCAGTAGTAAAGTACAAAGAGTTTTATTATGTTGCTAACGAATACTCAGCTGGCGCAGAAACCTTTAATAACGAACTTTGGACATTGTTAAGAGAGCGTCCTGAATCGGGCCTAGTAACTAACTTTGAATATAAAACAAATCAATTTGCTGATTTTTATGACTTAGATAGTGATAACTTTGATCTTGAACAACAAAAATTAGCACAGCATTTAATTGGCTATCAAAAGCGAAAGTACTTGCAAAATATTATTAATGATGATGTAAGTCAATTTAAATTTTATCAAGGATACATTGCTGATAAAGGTACACGTAACGCCATTGATAAATTGTTTGATTCGTTAAGTAGTGCTAATAAAGAAAGTATCGACTTCTTCGAAGAATGGGCAATTAGAAAAGGCCAGTATGGTGCTGTAACTGGATTTGATGAGGTTGAATTTAAGTTAGACGAAGCTAAATTTTTATTAGAACCACAGCCAATCGACTTAGTCAACTCTATACCAGAAGGTGCAACTGATCTAATTTACAGAATTAGACCTTTTGAAACATATTTAAAACCTGGACAATATGACCATAAACCGTTTCCAACAGAATATAAAAATAGTGAAGTTGTAAAAACTACAGGATATGTTAACGGCGATGATGTAGTTAAGGCTGTTCTTAATAGAGACGATATTTTAAATATTGATATTAGTGATATTGACAATGGCAATCATATTTGGATAGCTAAAGATCAACAGTCTTGGGACGTAGTAAAACATGTAGCTGTTGATTTAAAAATCATATCAATTGAAGAACTTGGAAATACAGCAAAATTTAATCTTAACAAAACTTGTACATTAACACCAGGACAAATAGTTGGTATTTTAAATATTAAAGATCAAACAAGCGGTTTTTATAAAATTGCTAAAGTAGAACTATCATCATTTACTATTGACAATACTGTTGCTAAGTTTAAAGCAATATCTAATATTAGCGGACTATTAACTACATTTGTATCAAAGAGAGTAGAAACATTAAGTGATGCCAATGCTGTAGTGCAAAAATATCTTGACAAAGATGACATTGTATGGATTAATGATGATGATACAGGCAAGTGGCGTGTAATTAAAAATGAAGATGTTTATGTTAAACAAAACTTAGTTGATAACCCAGAAGAATATACAGATGCAGACGACAACGTTAATCCTTCAATCGGTTTTGGCGAAGCTATTTCTGCTAATAATGATAACACTGTAGTTGTTGTTGGTGCTCCTGATACCGGACACGGTAATGCTTATATTTACATAAGACCAGCAGACAGTACAAACCTAATATTTTCAAATCCTTTACAACATCAAGAAAATCTGTCAGATAATGTTCCGGCTAGGTTTGGTGCTAGTATTGCTGTATCACCAGACGGTGAATATATTGCAATCGGTGCTCCGAATGCATCTAATGTTAAGACAAAATATAAAGGTTTGTTTAGTCCTGATTCGACATATAACAAAGCAGACATAATACAATATAATAAAAAATTATATTCTGCAAATAAAACAATCTTAAACAGAACTGATAATATTTTATATTCATCGTTTGATGCATATGCATTTTACGCTAATGATACAGATTCGAGTCAGTTTAATTTATTACAGTTAGGTAATTATAAACTTTTAGGATCTACTGTTGATCATATTCTTGTTAAAGCTCCGTTAGATATGTGGAGAGGAACATCTCCAGGAGACTTTGTTGAATTATACTGGAATGAAGTTACTACAGTCAATCTTAATGATAGTGTAATACAACCGTTTCCGAATAATAATATAATCACAACAGCGTTTATTAGTAAAGAACATGAAATTGTAGATAAAGTAGATCATGTATTCCACGTTGAGCAATATTTGTATTTGCCTAACGTTGGAGATATTGTTTCAACAGAAACAGCAACAGGTAATGTAGTATATGTTGCAAGTAGATCAGGTAAAGCAACAATATACGTTAATAATGTAAATGGTGTATTTAATATAACAGATGAATTGTATATTAACGAAATTAACATAGTAGGAACATACACTGAAGATTATTTTAATACATCTGAGGCATTTGGTGGATATTGGTTAATTAATGCTCCTGCATATACTAATAGTAACAGCGCATACGTTGATCCAGGACAGGGTTTAGTTTATAAAAGTATTCGACTAGCATCTGACGATCCAAATCGAATTCCTGAGTACTATAGAAATATGAGATCTTTAGTTAAGACAAATCCAACTTCATTAA